CTTGTACCTGTTACTGTTACCTGGCTAGTTATTATCGCCATTGATTTGTTCCTCACTCTGTAATCTTGCACGCCTAAAGCGTTCAAAGTCTTTGTGCTGTTTAGCACCTATCCACATCTTGCGCTGATGATCCATCTGTACGCCTGTGTGTGCATATAGTTTATACCCAAAACTCTTAGCCCTAATGCACCACAACAAATCCTCACCCACCCATTCTTTATGCAATGGCATGTCCTGATAGAAGCACCACTTATTACCCTGATGTGTTTGATCAGCCTCTTTAACAAACCTTTCAAACACTGATCTATGCACAATGATTGCACCTGTGCCAGCGGCATCTATCTCAATCACACTATCTTCTTCATAATCATGTATTGCATATAAGCCATTGTCACTACCTAACTTAAATATGCAAGGCACTGGCTCTAAGTACAACTCTCCAACATCCCAACCACCATGCACTACACCTGACACAATAGGCCGCTTATCCTTATCTGCCGCGGCTACTAACTTCTTAAAGTGATCAACAGTAAATCTCTGATCTGTATCTATCTGTAATAGCCAATCATCTGTGGTTTTCTCTAAGAAGGTTGCAACAATCTGATTGCGTAACCTACTGATAACACCTGATCCTTGTAGGCTAATAAACTGCCCTAATTGTTTTTGTGATCTAGCCACATCCAATATGCTGGTCATAAAGTCTGTTACTACATAACCAGGTGATGTAACCCCAATTGTAATTTTCTCTGTATCTTTCAATGCCATCCCTTCTTCACAAAATGATCCCATGCGGCACATCCGTTAGGTATGCCTGCATCCTTATCAATCCATCCATACCGGTGGCCAATATAACGCTTTGACCATTCAATTTGTTTTATGCCACCCACTCTTTTTAAATATTCTGATCTCCCCTGTGGAATCCCATAATGACTACCATTTTTAGCCTTTGGGTTAAACCGGCTTTCATGATGATAAAGATCAATTAGGCAATAGGTCTGTTCAATGTTGTATTTCAAACTAATGTAAATATATTGCTTGTAATGATTTGGTTTATAGTGGGGTAACCCAAAAGCGGGTTTTATATTTATCAATAATATTATTAAAACCAATAAAGAAGTTATTAGGTTTTTATTGGATACCCTGGTAACTAGATTTTGTGATGCCCCCCCCAGACCCCCCCCACGGCTGGTTGCCTGGATTGGCTGAGAAGATGGCAATTGAATACCCTGTATAACTGAGTTTCGCTTAGCCCCCTGGGATGTAAGATATAACATAAACACCAACTTTCAAATTTAGTCTAATTACGGCGTGTCTGTTGATCTAAGATTACACATATTGAACAAGCCTGATCGGGCATAAGCCACTTGCCACACTTAAGGCATCTTGATGGTTGCACCGCTAGCCTTTTCCAGTAATAGATCAACCATCTCTATAAATGGCCTGCAATGCCTTTTACTGGTCATGTAGAACCTATCCTCAATATCTCTTTGGGCATCATAATAAGTTCTTATTGTCCAGTATTGCTTAGTGGCTGTTGGAATCACAAAGATACCCTGGGTAACCTGACTAATCATCACATAAGCCCAGGGCTTAACCACCTTATGATCATATCCACTTACTGTATCTACAATTAGTGGGTTATGTGGGAAGTCATCCGCATCCCTAAATGATCGGCTAGAACTTTTAACTTCTAGCACTATGTCATCAATAACTATATCCTTCTCATTCAGGGTTTTATCCCTAATCTGATCATAGGTTGCCGCCATACTAAATTCAGGTACTTCTACATTCGGTATGCCAAAGGTTTGTAATAGATCGGCTACATAAAGATTATAGCCATGCCCATCACGCATAGCCTTGTGATAATCAAACTGCGCCATTGATGCACCCACAACTCACACATTCTTTGTAACCATGTTGTGTATAAAACCTTGCATCATTGCAGTAATAGCATCTTTCAATATCAGGTATTAAATCTACTTCAATACCATTATCAGTAAATGTAGCCCTAACCCCATGCTTATCAATGATCTCTAACTCACCCATTGCTTGCCCCAGGGTAGAACCATTTACCATCTTTGCTCATAGTTGCCCACTTAGCCGGGCATCCTTTAGGGCATGTGTATCCGTAATACGGCGTGCCACGACCCTTTGCAATTCCGGTTTTAAGAACCATCTGACCATGTTCACAATATTGAATTGCAGGTACATCTGATGCAACTGCATCAACTACCTGATCTAAACTCATTGGTGTTGGATCAAGATCAGGCTTTGGTTCTTCTATAAATTGATGGCGCATAATTCTTTCCATCAATGCAGACTTACTACCAGGGCTACCATAAATAACCTTCTCAGGCTTTGGCTCAACTGGCCTAGATAATAAATCTTGATCTAACTTATCAGTTGGTGTAACTGCCCATGTTTGTCTAGCCTTAGCCGCTATAACTTCTTGCTTTGATGCAACGCGCTTGGTTGCAGTTTTCATGGCCGCGACGATAGCCCGCCCCCATGCAGAGGTTTCACATATCATAAGTTCACTACCAGCGGTCATACCTTTACCTGGGATTTGTTCCCAGGCAACGGCTACCCCAGGGCGAACATCATGCGGATCGCGGTAACAAGCGGCGGTATAAACCACATAACTCTTACCTTCAACCTGCACAATCTCATAAGGTTTATTTGGGTTGTAAGGCTGTAATGATGCTTCGGGGTAAGCCTCTTTCAATTGGGCTATGCGTTCAGCCACATCAACATAATCATTCATGTTCATTATTTGTTTTCCCTATCCCAAAGGCTTACAACCTTTTCCATTAAGTAATCATTATCTTCTTGCAATTGCTTTGTACGCAATGCTGGATGGTTAATTGTTGGAAAATTGCTTACTGTAACTCTTTGTACCTTTACGCTTGATTGCTTAGCATCTATTGTGCCGCGTTTATAGCCACTCTTAAAACCTTTGTCGTAGCCATTTTCTACTGCAATGATCCAGGTTGCCGTAAGCATTACCCCAACCAATGCAAACAATGTGATGGTGATTAACCACCCTAGTACTTCATAGTTCATATTTCACCGCTTCCTTGAACTTGTCTAACCAATAGGCTTCAACCATTTTGGCTGATAGCCTTCCTCTGATCTGCCTAGCACCAATAGCCTTTTTGGCGTGTTGGCGGATCAGGGAAGCCTTTACAAAGTGCTTACGCTTCTCATCAACATAAGCACCGGATTGTTTATCGTATTTAACTAATTCCAACACATCACCATTTCTAATTCAGCCGGCAATTCCACCGGATCAACATCATTGATTACCTGATAGATAGAACCATTTGGGTGTATAGATGGTGGTAATACCACATAACCCTTATGTTTAATATCTATACCAGGTATTAACTTGCCTTTAAATTGCTTGCTCTTATCTGCCCGATAATAAAAGTGAAAGCCATTATCTGTTTTAACTGTATGGGTATTAGATGTAACGCACATCCGGCGATACTGTTCCCATAAGGTTCTTGATGAAATGTTGCGTATATCAAAGTCCAACACAACTAGATTTGATTGCACAATGGCTAGGCCAATGTTTAAATCCGGGTCATCTTTAAACCACTTTTTAACCAATGATTTTTTGTTACTGGCATCAAGATAACCATGTCGCAAGAACTTACATGGCTCTTTAGATTGTGGCTTCAATGGCATTACAAACCAACCCTTTTCCACATAGGCTAATGCGTTCATTGAGCACCACCAAAAACAAGGTGCATATAATCCTTTGGCTTTAACTTTTTAGAATAAACAGGTTTGCCCAAATTATGACTATATAAATCAAATTGTTGTGGTACAACTGCGGTAAATTCAGGATCAATTAAAACTTCATTATCCTTAAACAAATTTTGCAATGTTGTATTCATAATTTGTTTTGGATCTGAAACTTCTAAAACATCAGCCACAACTTTGATAGTAACCCATACACTAACTCTATGTTTTTTTATCATTAGTGGTTTACCTTTTGGTTGTGTACATACTCAGCCAATAAACCAAACAGTTTAGATTTTAATCTACGCACTGCATCATCAGGTGTTTTACCATAAGATGTAAACTCACCTAATACATTTGATGTAGATGCAACATAATTATCTTCATCTTTTACATATCTAAAATCAATCTTAGTTTGTAATACGCTTTCAATTGTTGTAAGCATTATTAAACCCTTCCAGTGGCTTTAGTTAAACATCTACGGCAGACAACTTTGCTTACTTGATTAAACATTGCCGTTGCATCATAAGAAATTGGTGATGCTGATACATCTAATAAAATTGCTGGATTACATAAAGCGTTTGGTACAACTTTGTTGGCTTGATGATATTTACCACCAAAAGAAGTTGGATAAAAACTTCTTGGTAAGCCTAAAGTTCCTTGTTTCATAATTAACCCCTTCCGGTCAATTGCTTTTACAAATACAATTGAACACTACCCCACTGACAAATGCAATAGGCCAGGGTGGTGTGTCGTGTGATCTACCTCACCCAAAGGCCTTACCCATAGCCGTAAATGAACCATCAGCGTTAAATGGAATCATCTCCACGCTTACATTGCCACGCTTGATATGTATAATCACTGCACCTGCCTGCCATTGGGCGTAGCCTTTGGTATAAGACATCTTTTTCAGGTCGCATGTATGACCACATTCAATACCCACTAAAACACGCTCTAATCGGCCATTAAAGGCTTCTGAGTGGCATGTGTAGCCCAATCTATGAGTATGCCCCGACACTACTGACCGCCCCCACCTTTTACTAAGGTTCAACGCGGTCTGACCGGCGATCTTAGATATGACCCCTTCATCCCCATGACAAAGCACAAAGTTAGTTCCTGGAATGGCATAAGGCTGTTTTGCGTAATGGATGCCTAGATCATCAAAGCCCATAAATTTTGCATACTGCAACTCAGGTAATTCCATTAACCCAGGTATCCGGGCTATGGCTTTGTATAACCTATCTGAGTGGTTTGATCTACTAACTACATCTGTTTTTAAATCGTACAAAATATCTTTACAGGTTTCCCTATCTTCATTAAGGGTTTGCATAAAGGATTCTGCCCGGCCTTCACTAAATCTACTAATGGTATTAAAATCCATTTCATCACCAACATTAAGAACCAAATCAAACTTAAAAGCCTTAACCAATTTTTTTAGATTGATTACGGCTTCTGTAAATTGAAATGGTACTTGCAGATCACTGACCACTAAATACCGAGCATTAAAGGTTTTGTCGCGTTTAATCATCATCCTCATCTTCTGTTGGATCAATTCGGGGAATGATCTCAGTTGGTTTATTGTTCGGATTGACCCAATCAGGTAGTGATGCACCTGGTTCTGTTATTAACCAAAATGCAACATCACTACTAAAGCCGGCGGCTTTTGCTGCCCTGTAC